GCCCACACCGGTGCATCCACGTACTATGTTGGTCAACGAACCGAGCAGGTTCCTGTAAACCAACCAACCACGGTTGCGCCAGTAGTCAAAACAGATCCACAACTCGAATTGCGTAATCACCTTGTGAAGCTAGCCAATGCTCCATTGCTGCCAAAGGCGCATATTGACTTTCTGGTGTCGCTGCGTGACAATGGTGTTAGACCAAAGATCATTTATGATATCGGTTCTTCGGTACTACACTGGTCCGGTGTTGCAAAGCGTATTTGGAATGATGCACACTTCGAGGCATTCGAAGCACAAGAGTCACTGTCATTCTTGTACAAGGAAGCGGGCATTAGCCATACTATCGGTCTATTGAGTGATGTGGATAACAAGACTGTGACGTTCTACCAGAATGAGATGCACCCAGGTGGTAACTCATACTATCAGGAAAATCCAGAGATGAGTCCGGCCGCTGCAAGTTTGTACACACCAAAGACTATGGTCGCCAATACTCTTGATACTGTCGTTGCAAACAAGGGATTGCCGCTGCCGGACTTTGTGAAAATGGACGTACAAGGCGCAGAAATGGATGTGCTCAAGGGTGCAGTAAACACGTTAAAGAATTGCAAGCATCTGATTCTTGAACTGCAAAAAGTCGAGTACAATAAGGGTGCGCCATTGCGTGACACTGTTATTGCGTATGTTGAATCACTAGGCTTTAAGCTAGTTTCCCCACTGTTCTGTGACAATGGTCCAGACGGTGACTATTACTTCCGTAAGGTTTAATAGCCATAAAAAAACAGGGGCATTTCTGCCCCTGTCTTCTTTTTCCAATTGCTTGGGTTAAACTTACTGGAAGCTTAACTTTGAGCTATTGATTGCAACGCGACCCAGGTAGTCAGCTGCGTTACCCAAGCTCGAAGCAGTGTTGGTCAATTCCACGTATCCGTAACGTGTCATGAAGCCAACAGTTGGTTCGAATGTGCTTGGATCCAGAATTACACCTGAGCTCATCAGAGGAATGTAAGGGCAATAGAATGCCGCTGCATCTGTCTCTGTCGATCCCTTGTAACCAACTAGAACGTCGGCGCCGTCTTGTGCGTAAGCATTGACGTAAACCTTCATGCTGTTGTTTAGGGTACCAACGAACTTGGTGTTTGTTGGTGACTCAAATGTACCTTCTGTGGTACGAGCAAACGCTGAAGTCGTTGCGCTCTGCAGAACAGTCAAAGCAGTTGGGCTAACAATTGCCCAGTTGCCTGCGCCACGACGTGTGCGTGATGCGATCTTGTTTGCAACGCGATTGATTAGAACAGCTAGTGCAGCGTGTTCGTCACCAACGAATGTAGCAGTACCACTGACCAGGGACTGGTCAAAGGTCTCTTCTAGCGATGCGAGGGCTAGCAAGCTACTGATGATTTCTTGGTCGATTTCAGCAGTAATTTCCTGTGCCAACGCTGCCATGATTTCAGCTTCGATATCCAAGCCGTGCTGTGACTGTGCGTCCTGCGCAGCTTCAAACGTCCAACGAGCTGACAAACGACGTGTCTTCGCCTCGACTGGTTGCTTGAGGATCTGTACCGATACCTTGTGGCCGCCTGTTCCTTCCATCGCAGCGGTTAGACCCGCCTTGCCGTCAGTTGAGGTCGATGTGCCACCTGATGTAGGTGCTGTTCCCGAATAGCTCAGGCTGATCTTGAATGGGCTTAGAGCCTCTTCACCAGCAACTGCGCCATCGCCTGTTCCGCCCGCTGTCAAGTTCTGGGCATAACGCACACGTAGAGTGTGAATCTGGCCAACAGGACCTGTCATTGGCTGCACGCCAACGATTTCGTTAGCAATAACAGTTGGCATCACACGTCGAATGACGGGTAGGATGACTCTGTTTAGGGTTGCAATGTTGCCGGCCGAAGTAGCACCACCGGAAGCAGATTCTGCAATATACTTACGGGTATTCTCGAGCATTACGCTCATGGTGTTTTTCTTCGTGCCAGCGAGACCTTCTAGCAACGCCTCCTTGGTCTCGTTCCAACGATTTTCAAGAAGTGTAGACATTTTAATTTCCTCTTTATGTTACTTCAAGCCAGCTAGCTTGCGCAGATCAAAGATCTCCGCCGCTGGTCTTTCATCTTTCACTGGCTTGTCACCAGTAACTTCCTTTCTAGACTCCACAAGTGTAGTCTTTCCAGCAACCTTTGCAGGTACGCTTTCATTCAACACCGATGGTAGATACTTGTTGAAAGATTCCTTGAGCTTTGTGTTTGGCACTGTTCTCAATAAATCCTCCATAATAGCTCTTTGCTTTTTGCCAAGTGGCGCAAGCATTTCGCTCATAGCCGCAGCACGAGTTGCCGAATCTTTGATAGCTACCAACTGTTGGTCTCTATTTTCAATAAGCTTCTTCTGTGCATTGACCGCCTTCTTTGCCGATTCAACAACCGACACAGCCTTTTCTAATTGGCCGCGTAGATTCTTGATCTCTGCGGTTTCACTGTAGTGGCTTCCTGCAAACTCTCTGGCGAATGCCTCAAATATGCGCTGACCAAAACTGTTCTTACGGGCAGCTTCGACATCTTCCTTCAGCTGACCCAACTCTCTCTTCAAACCTTCTGTGACAGCTTGTTCAACCGTAGCAGCAGCCTTCGAAATAAACTGCTTCTTAACTGCGGTCAATTGATCCTTAGCTTCTGCAACCAAACGCACCTTTGCGTTTACTAGTTCAGTCTTGTCCTGTGCGAACTCAACAATTTCCTTGCTGAGATTCTTGACAACGAATCCTTCTAGTTTAGCTACATCACTACGGAATGCTGCACGCTCGGCCTTGAATTCTTTTACTTCCTTCGCAAGATTCTCAAGTACGAACTTGTTAATCTTCTTAGCGTGCTCCCTCATCTGCTTCTTGAGCTGTACGCGCTCGCTTACAAGGGCCTTGCGGTCCTCTGCGAATTCGACAATCTCTTTCTTCAGATTATCCGAAACCATACGGTCAAGAGCCTCGACTAGGTTACCCTTGTCGTGCTCATAACGCTCAGCGAATTCAGTGCGGAGTTCGGCTTCGACGGCTTCGCGTAATACGCTAACCTTCTTGTCCCAGGCCTCCTGAATAGCTGTTCTGGTCTCTTCGGAGAGCATGCTATTCTCGACGATATTTTTCAAAGCGTCTTGCATTTGCATGTTCCTCATAGTTTCAAATTACGAATCAGATTCGTAATTTCCTGTGCCAGATATTTCTGTACACGGGGATTGTACGTGGCCTCAGCAGCTACTTCTAATGTAGTACGCCCACCTCTCATGTTCATGAGTCCTTCATATATAGGGGTTGGGTACGCATTCGGAGCGGACGGCTGTGCCACAATATCAACAGTAAGAATCTCGAAATTCGAAACCTTACCATTTGAATCATTTACATCGCCGGATCCACGAGAACTAACACCTAGCTTTACGCCACTCGTTAGCATAGCTTCGATGATTTTGCCCATTGGTGTTGGGATGATTTTCAACTTCCCACAACCATTCGCTCCGTCCATCCAAAGGTCAGTAATGATGTGACTCACTCTGTCCAAATTGACTTTCAAGTCTGGTGGATGGTCAACCTCTCCTAGAACACTGTAACCATTGCTGATTTGCTCTTTGAGAGTACCCACTGCACGCTTAATTTCGTGCAGTGGATATGTGCGCTTATTGGCATTCTCGACGTCACCTTGAATGCAAATGCCCTTTAGATAAAGGCTCTTGCCCTTGCCCTCACCATGATCTTCTGTCTCCAGAATCATCTTGGCTTGGTCATAACTCAGGTGTTCTCGTAGCATCCCTGGCATGTTCTTAGACCTTCTTCATGTCCTGAACTTTCGTCTGCTTAGGAGCAGTGGTAGCTGTTGTCAGCTTGCCTGGAGTCTTGACACCATGATCACCTGCGCCGCCGTCCTTAATCTTGACAGGGTCACCGCCGATCTTGTTTTCCTTTCTCTTAGCAACTGGGCTTGTTGTGTTGGTGCCAGACTCTTCTGACTTACCAGCAATGCCCTTACCGCTCTTGTACGGTTCGCCGACCTTTGTAGCAAACTCAAGAATTGCTTCGTCGAGTTCCTCTTCTTCGTCGTCGTCCTCTTCTTCGGACTCACCGAGTTCTTCATCTTCCGAACCTTCGTCTGACTCTTCGTCTGACTCTTCGTCTGAAGCCTCTTCGCCCTCTTCTGAACCTTCGTCACCTGCGAATTCGTCATGCTCTTCTTCATGCTCTTCGCCTTCTTCGCCGTGCTCTTCGTCACCTTCGTCACTCATGAGCTGGTCAAATTCGGTCTTTAGCTTGTCCAAAGCACCTTCTAGGTCGACCAAACGGTCTTCCAATTCTTCAGCGCCGGCTTCGCCTGGCTCTGCTTCGCCGCCTTCGTGATCCATGTCCATACCCATTTCTGGTTCGTCATGTTCCATACCTGGCTCTTCAACTGGTAGCTCATCACTCATTGGGAACTCCTCGTCGCCCTCTTCTGTGATGTCACTCTCTTCAGCTGAAATTTCGTCCATTAGATCGTCAACGCCAGCACCATCACCATGGATATCGGCTTCTGAAGCGATCAAGTTTTCATAAATTTCACGGCTCTTACCAACAACGATATCATGGAAAAGAGCTTGCGCCTTTTCATTTTCGTTGTTCACAACGTACTCAAGCAATTG